CGTTAGTGATAGCAGTTCTTGGAGGATGTTCCGGCATTGCTTCAAGCATTTGGTTTTGGAAAAACATCATGGAAAGGAAATACAATGGCAACAAAAAACACACCTAAAGAAGTTGGCAAGAAGCTCGCCGACAAGAGCGGATCAAAGACTACTACTGAGATCATCAAGAAAATCGGTCAGCCTGGGCTTGATATTGCAAAGACTAAGACTCCGTTACGCGAGTCGGGCACAACTTTGCCGCCGTTAAAGAAGAAATAAGACTATGGCAACAGTCTGCGACAACGTCGACATTCTGATCGAACGCCGCCAGGTTCCCAAAGATCACGCCCTGTCATTGCTGGGTGAAATCTACGTGGAGCGTGGCGACATCAATGATTGGAATCTGCTTCACGAGCTTCATTACAAGGCTGAGAACTTGGGCATTGGGCCGAAGATTTTCCGCTGTGTTCTGCGGGGGCAAACCATCGGTGTCGGTGTCATGACTGTGCCAAAGATGTTGCTGTCTGGCAGAAACGAAGTGTTCTCGCATCTGAAGCCAAACACGGGAGGTATGGATACACGCCTTATCAACCGTCACCGCGCTTTCTGGATCAACGCTCACGCCTGCACGAATAGCCGCCTGGTGCTGGATACCATGTATCGAGGAGCCGGCATCGCCTACAAGATGCAGAACCTCATGATGAGGATGACCTCGTGCTCGGTGATCGAGTTCCAGTCATCCATGTCTAAGTTCAACCCGTTCGCAGCCAAGGCTGGGATCAGGTTTACAAAGCCCAAGCGGTCAGCAAACTACACCAAAGGCATGGAGTTCTTCCGCCGCTGGTTCGAATGCAACCCATCCGACTTTGTGGGTGTGATGAGTGAGATCGCCGCGATGAAGCCGGCCGTGCGTGAGAAGTGTGTGGCTGAGATGCGGAAGTTCTACTACGCATGCTCGGCACTGGAGAAAACAGGAAACGCCCGCTTCAAGGGTGTGGAACGTTCGGAGACGATGGACGTGGGCTATCTGCTGAAGTCGCTCCAACAACTTACATTAGCCAGCCCGCTCTATGGGGTTTATCTGAATCCAGATGCAACGGGCAAGAACGAGAAATCGAAGTTACCCGCAAGGCTGCCGATTTTGGCATTTGATTACCAACCTATCGACGAGCCGCTCGACATATCCAAGCTGCCTGACGAATACAAGATGAGCGTGAATGATGCACCTAACGACTAAACAACTCGAACTTCTAAAAGTCATTGGCGACGCTAACGAAGATGGCTCCCCAACCGACCTCGACCAGTTACTCGAGAGGCTGACTTACAAGCCTTCGAAACAGTCGATTCAGTTCTCAATCCGCGCACTGGTGAATCATGGCTTGATTAAAAAAGGCGATTCCGAGAAGCGTCGGAGCCGCGTGAGAGCCATCATTGAACTCACCGAGATGGGTCGTTCCGTAACAGGTAAGAAGAAAACGTCTTACTTAGAGCCGGAATCCGAAGAAATCATGGATGAACTCACCGAGATTTTCGAAGATTTAACCTGATTGGGAGTTTTGGGAAAGTCTCGGGGATTTTTCTCTCAACGTATATTAAATATATATGAAAACTACTAATAACTTAAATACTGTATATGCGGAAGCGAGTTCTGGGGATTCGGGAGAAACCTATGCGGAAATCTCAGTCGACGAGTTGGCAATCGACCTCGGCAAGAAGTTAGGCAAACGAGTAGAGATTCAAGACGGCATGGTAAAGGTATGGGAAAACGATTGCGTTCCCGATGAAACAAATTGGAAATCATTAAACGATGAAGAGCTATTGCGCTTGGTTGGTTTAGTGAACATTGCGGAGTGTGGCGACAAATGAGTAGACTTTTAAGCGTATTTCTGTTAGATTGCGACGCTACAGTCTTCTCCTATGGGCGTCTTCTCCAGCGCCCTTTTTTTTTGACAAGCAAGGTTGAACAAAATTGACTGATAAGAAAAAACCAGTCGCAACGAAAGCGAAATCGAAGCGAATGACCCCACGTCAATGGGCTGAAGCTGAAGCGCTATGGGAAAGTGGCGAGATCACTCTGCCTCAGCTCATGAAGCGGTTTGGTAAAACCTCGAAAACATTCACCGATCACTTTGAAAAGCGTGGCATCAAGAAAGGTGCTGGCGCCAAAGAGCACGCCGAGAAAGTCAAAGAGGAAGTTACCAAGGCATCAGTCGAGGACGCAACCATCATCGCCGCTCGAATCAAAGAGACCAAGGAAGAGCACTACAAGATGGCGAGTGGTCTGGCCAAGCTCACCTGGACGGAGATCCTCAAAGCCAAACAAGACGGTGTACCAGTCGGTGTCGCACTGACCAACCTCAAAGCCTTAGATACCGCCATGACGGTGCTCAAGAAGGCTCGAGAAGAGCGTTACGCTGTTCTCGGTCTGGATCGTACCGATTCAGTGGATGAAAACGAAGTTCCAGAGTTAGTCATTAGTGAGCTAACTGCGGAGCAGATTGAGTCACTTCAGGCTCGCAGTTTCAACGAGATCGACGAGCTGGACGACATGCAAGTCGTTGACGCAACACTCGAAGACGATGTGGTGGTGGAGGGCTAGTGGCGCTTAAAGCCCACATCAGTCTCCACGCCAAGCAGATGGAGGTCTACCGATCATCAGCCCGTTATCGGGTGGTGGTTGCCGGCCGACGCTGGGGTAAAACCGCCTTATCTCGCGTTTTGATGATTAAGAACGCCCAGAAAGCCAAGCAGAAGATTTGGTATATCGCGCCGACATACCGCATGGCGAAACAGATTATGTGGGTCGACTTGATGGATGCAATCCCGAGAAAGTGGATTCGCAAGATCAACGAGACGAGCATGGTGATTACGCTCATCAACGGCTCTCGCATCGAGCTGAAGGGCGCCGACAAGCCAGACTCACTTCGCGGTGTCGGTATCCACTTTCTTGTTCTGGACGAGTTTCAGGACATGACCGAAGAAACCTGGACGCTAGTTTTGCGCCCAACCCTGGCAGACACCCAAGGTAGCGCCTTATTCATTGGCACGCCAAAGGCATACAACTACCTATACGAGCTGTACAAGAAAGGGCAGATCGCCCGCAAGATGGGTCGCAACGAGTGGGAGTCATGGCAGTTTCCGACCATCACCTCGCCGTTCATCCCCGCCAGCGAAATCGAAGCCGCCAAGCAAGACATGGACGAAAAGTCGTTCCGCCAGGAGTTCGAAGCCAGCTTTGAAACGATGTCTGGACGGGTGTACTACCCATTCGACCGTACCCAGCACGTTGGCAAGCTCGCGTTCAATCCCAAGTTGCCAATCTGGGTCGGTATGGACTTCAACATCGATCCAATGTCGACAGTGGTCTACCAGCCACAGGAGAACGGTGAGCTTTGGGCTATCGACGAGATCGTGCTGTTCGGCTCCAACACAGAAGAGGTGTGCGAGGAGCTAGAGAAGCGGTTTTGGCGCAATCAGAAGCAAATCGTCATGTATCCCGACCCCGCAGGCGGTCAAAGACAGCACGCTCGAGGCGAGACCGATATGGACATTCTTCGTGAGAAGGGGTTCGAACGTATCAAATACCGTCGAAAACACCCGCTGGTCGCTGATCGCGTGAATGCTGTCAACCGCATGCTTAAAGACGCGAATGGCAAGGTCAGGCTACGTATTGACGAGAAATGTAAGCATTTTATCAATGCTTTAGAACAAACTATTTACAAAAAAGGTACAAGAGAAGTAGATAAGACCGCAGGCGTCGAACACTCAGCAGACGCGGGCGGATATTGCATCGAATTGGAATTCCCAGTTCGTAAAATTGAAATTGGTGGCTTGTCAAGATAATCGCTTGACTAAGTCACTACTGACGTATAAGATAGGAGCCCTATGTCGAACTTCCAAATTAAACCAGGCGAATCATTCTCCGTTGACCCGGCAAGTCCGATGGCCGGCTCTTCTGTCATGCCTACGACAGACGATCAAAAGCGCCTTCGCGCACTGATTGACCGTCGCCATCCCGAATATGCTGAAAACGTTGAGCATTGGGACTTCTTGGAAGATACCTACGAAGGTGGGCGCGAGTGGTTCGATGAGAACACATTCCGCTACATCAAAGAGGGCGATCAGGAATATGCGGATCGACTCGCACGAGCTTATCGTTTCAACCATTCACGCGAAGTCGTGGATCTGTTGAACAAATACTTATTCAAGCAAAATATTCAACGCAACACTGATGATGCTCCAGATGCCGTCAAGCGGTTCTGGGACAAATCCACCCGCAACGGCCTTGGCATCAAGGATTTCGTTCGTCAGGTGTCCAAGAAAGCATCCATCTACGGTCGCATCGGCATCGTGGTCGACACAACCTCTCGCGGTGGCCCAGTCATCTCGAAGGCTGACGAGCGCAACGCTGGCTTCAGAACCTACGCCTACATCGTCAGCCCAGAGCAATTGCTGGACTACGCCTTTGACGACGAGGGTGAGCTGATCTGGGTATTGGTGGAAGAGTGCGTTCGAGACGACGCAGATCCATTGACCTCGAGCGGCGAAGAGCAAGAGCGCTTCCGTCTGTGGACGAAAGACGGCTGGCAGCTCTACCAGGAGTTCAAAGAAGGCCGTAAGAAGGTCGTGAAGCTCATTGATTCAGGAATTCACAACCTCGGTGTGGTGCCAGTCATTCTGGCCGACAACATCATCACGGACGAAGACTATTGCGCCCCGTCACTCATTGGTGACATCGCATACCTCGACCGAGCAGTAGCAAACTACCTCTCCAACCTGGATGCCATTATTCAGGATCAGACGTTCTCTCAGTTGGCTATGCCAGCTCAGAACATTCTGCCAGGCGAGGACAATTACACGAAGTTAACGGAGATGGGCACTAAGCGCATCTTCTTGTACGACGGCGAGTCAAACACTCAGCCGTTTTACCTATCACCCGACGTTAAACAGGTAGAGATCATCTTGGCGGTCGTTAACAAGATCATCGGTGAAATCTACCATACTGTCGGATTGGCAGGCGAGCGCACCAAGCAGGACAATGCGGTCGGAATCGACAATTCAAGCGGTGTAGCGAAGGCTTACGACTTTGAGCGAGTGAATGCTCTGTTGGCAGCTAAAGCAGACAGCCTTGAAGTTATCGAAAACAAACTTGTTCGTCTTGTAGCCTTGTGGAATAGCGAAGAGTCAAAGGTAGAAAGCAATCTTGTTTCCTACCCAGACGACTTCGATACACGCGGCTTATACGACGAATTTGACATCGCGGCCCGCCTCATGCTGATTGATGCACCAGAGACAGTGCGTCAGGAACAGATGAAGTCGGTACTCGATAAACTCTTCCCTCAGATTGGTTCAGCTAAACGAGCCGAA